CATGTCTAGTCGTTCTGCTCTTTTTGATTACCTCTGTTTTGACCTCGATTGTCATCTCCCTGGCGGTCTACGAGGCTTCGAAATCGATCGAATCGATTTCACTTGCCATGAGCCGGTGGGATGTACTGTGCAGCAATATGCCGCAGGTTCCTTACTTCGATCAATCGTCAAGAAGTTCCAAGACGAAATAGATCAAGAGGCCGCAGATAGGGCCGCATTCGATCTCTTTATTGCGATGAATAACCGCTGTAAGGAGGTCGATTTTGAGGAACTTGAGCTCGGACCCTATGACGAAGTCATAGTCGGCGAGTTCTCTCAGGTGATGTATGATTTTTTCAATCCTGAGGGTTTTCCGCTCTTAGACACTGCTTGTGTCATGAGCGGTGCCGATTTCGGTCCTGGCAGTGCTCCAGGGGCTCGTGCGACCAGTTTCTTAGACAAGATTGGTCATTCTAAACTCACGGCCGGGAGCCAGTTCATCGCAGATCTTTATGATCTGTGGCTAAAAGAGAACCCTCTTAGGGTCGACGCAGAATTGTGTCGGCTTCTGAGCGTTGGTCCTCTTGAACAAATCGAGGCGGTTGAAATTACACCAGTCCCGAAAACCGCTAAAATCTCGCGGTTGGTGAAACCAGAACCTTTACTGAACATGTTCTTTCAGAAAGGTGTGCAGAAAGTATTAGAGGATCGCCTGCGGTCCTTCTTTGGGATTGACCTAACCGTTCAACCAGCCAGGAATTCTGAGCTGGCCCGGAAGGGCTCCATTGATGGATCGTACGCGACTATTGATCTCTCTTCTGCATCTGATTGCCTCTCTCTCAAGCTTTGTGAGAAGTTTATCCCACGAGCTTCGTTCACGTGGCTTAACAAGCTACGTTCACGGAAGGCAATACTACCTGGTTACGACAAGCCTGTTGATTTGCACATGATGTGCACTATGGGGAATGCTTTTTGCTTTCCCCTTCAGACTGTCATCTTCGCCTGTGTAGTAAAGGCTGTGTATCGTTCCCTCGGTCTTCCTTTTCGTAAGGAGTCCAAGGGCGTACTTCACACTCGCTCATCCCATCTCGGGGATCCTTGTGAGACCCTTAAGATGGTTACCTACCCAGCAAACTGGGGCGTGTTTGGCGACGATATCGTCGTTCACGAGGATGCATACAGGGCGACCTGTCGCATTCTAAGGTATCTTGGCTTCATCCCTAATCAGGAGAAAAGCTTCGATAAAGCGAGTGGGCCTTTTCGGGAATCCTGTGGGTCCGATTGGTTTGTCGGGTCCAACGTAAGAGGGATTTATTGCAAGTCCCTAAAACGTATGCAGGATGTTTACGTCCTTATCAACTCGCTCGTTGAGTGGTCCGCCCGGTGGGGGATTTTTCTCCCCGCTACGATCGGATTTCTCCTCGAAAAAGCGCGCTACATTGAGATACCTCCTTGGGAAAACCCCGATGCAGGAATTCGTGTACCGCTTTGCTGTGTCAAAACAAATCGTGTCTTTAGGGCCATCCGGCCTGACAAGCACGGGCGTCACT